CGCCTCCGTCTCATGGCAGCCTCAGCGAGCGCAGCCACACCGCCTCCACCACTAGCGGCGCTGACGGTTCTCTCTAGCGATGATCGTTGTGCTTCCTCTGGTAGATCGCCAGCACCTAGACGCTCCCTGATGGCGCGCTCTAGCTCGTTGTCTGGCGTGAGGAGCCCTGACATGACGAGCTGCGGAAGCATAGCGAGAGATTCCGCTAAATCGTCCGTGTCTAAGCCAGTATGAACGAGGCGGGGGAGATAACTTGGGTCTATTGGGCCGTAATTCCATCGGATCAATCTCCCTATGGTTCCCCCACCGCGACGATCAACCCCGCTAACAGCAGAGGCCACAATGTCGCACAGATTAATGGCAGCTCTGCGGAATACACTTAGATGTACCTCACCTACTGAGCGCGCTCCCGTGTCAGTTATGCCGAGGTTGGCGAACTGAGCCAAGAAGGCTTGGCTGATTTGGTTGTCACACTCGCGGATAATATCAAGCGGCCCTTGAGCGTATAGATTGGGGGTCGCGGCGTATTGGTCGAAGCTCACCACCGGGTTGTCAATGAGGTAGCTCTGCTCTGCGCTGAGGAAGGCTTGAGCCTGTGCCTCAGCATCATCAATCATCGCGTTGATGTCTGAGTCCGTGAGCCCCTGCATCTCAGCCACGGAGCGGTCAACCTTGACGCGAGGCGTGGGGACAGCCCAACGGTCAACGCCAACGCACATGAGGTTTGAGACTTTTTGTTTGGTTCTCCACCACCACCAAACAGGCCGCAGCATCCCGCTCCCCTCAAAGTTGGAGCCTGTGCGGTTAAGAGTGAGGAGGAGGAGCTTGTTGGATGGGATGGGCTCTGGAACTTTGCCCACGCCCACCACATGCTGAAGCACCCCATCAAGCTGTTGATTGTCACGGCTTAGCCAACGGAGGTGAGCGCTTGGCTCACGGTCGGCGTACTGCTCAAGCCAAACCTTGATCTTGCCTTCGCTGTCAGGGCCGACCTTGTAGACCTCCTCAGCGTAGCGATAGCCAAGCGGGACGAACTCAAGGAGATAGCTGAGCTGCTCCTCCCATGACTGGCTCATTTGTCCAGCGTAGCCGTCAAAGCCATAAGCTTCATTGGCATAGCGGGCGAGCTCCTCACAGACAGGGTTGTCCTCGACCGCGCTCTCCCATCGCCAAGTGGCGCTGAGGAGGGTCTGACGGAGCATATGCCAAGAGCGCCTCACCACTGGGTCAGTCCTGAGCATATCCTCAGCCTCACGAACCCAATTGAGCCCTGTGAGCTGAGCGTTGCGCTCATAGCCTGTGATCATCCCGCCGCTAAGCTGAGTCCCTGAGATACCCCTCACAGAGAAACGAGGATGCAGCGCCCTCATGTGACGGGGCGCCTCATCTGTGTCAGCTTGATAATCGAGCTTTCTCATGAGCCCTCTGATGAGCGGGGGGTTAGTCCTCCATCAGTCGTCAGGCTAGTCCATTAAGTCAGTCTTAGTGTCATTATAACATAGCCACTTGTCAAGGCTAGTCTTCGGCCACTCACCGCGAGGCTTGAGGGCGCTGAGGTCGAGCTCAGCTTGGGAGGTGCAGACCGTGAGCGTCCCCCTGTAGCGGTGAGGCTCGCCGCGCTTCACATAACGGAGACAGGTTAAACAATATTGATAATCCTTGAACGCCATGCTATCTCACAAGCCTTCCCTGGCGAGGGAAGCATTGGCCTTCATGGTGAACTCCATGAGGGCCTTTCTTTTATTTCACCCCACAAGATTCTGAAGGCTCGCTCTGCTGTGGCGGGGACAACCCCATTTCCGAGCAAGCGCAGCTCATCCGTTCGGTTGTCCAGGGCGTGGCACAGCTCGGCATAGTCCACCCAACGGGGAGTCCCATCAGCGTCTCCACCCATCGAGGGTTCAGCTTGCCTAGTGGCCCTGGGCGGCTCCCACCCGTACTGCTCTGCGCCTCTTGGGGCTGGGTAGGCTGTACTTGATTCTCGATCCTGTACTTGTGGTCTTTTTTGCTTGAGTCTCCCCCGCCCGCAGGAGCATTGGATGCCCCAACGCGGGCCGTTCCCCACATCTTCTCGCTCTGTGGCGCTGAGCATCCCTGAAATAAGAGCGCGTCCTGTGTCGCTGAGATCGGAGCGCACACCCATAATGAATACTCGTTTTCGCTGATGGGGCGCGCCGACTTCACGCGCTGAGAATACGCCCGCCGTTGCCTGGTAGCCCAGCCTTTCCAACTCTCTGAGGACATGGAGCAAAACGGGCGTTCCTGCGGGGTCGGCCCATTCATCGCTCTTGAGCTTTGAGCTGATGATCCCCTCAACATTCTCGAAGAAAACAAGGGGAGGTCTACCCAATCGTTTGATGCCTCTGACGATGTGCGGCCAAAGGTGTCTTGGATCATCGTCTCCTGCGCGCCGTCCTGCGGAACTAAATGGCTGACAAGGGAAGCCTCCAGAGAGGGTGTCCACCTTTCCTCGAAAGCTGGCCCACGGGAAGGTTTTAAGATCCGTCCAGATAGGCGCGGCATCGAGCCAGCCCGCTTCCATCTTTGCAACCAAGTTCTCACAGGCGAAGGTTTCGATCTCACTAAAAGCGATTGTCCGCACAGCTCCGAGAGCTCGCCTGAGTCCAAGGTCAATGCCGCCATATCCTGCACACAAGCTGACGTGTGTAAGGGTTTGGGAACTATCCACATTCATCTCCTCCATTCATTCGTCTAGTCGTTAAACAGGAACTGACTTCCTATTTGTCCTCATACTTGGCGAGCTCCCAAGTGAGATACCAAAGCGCCTTCTGTAAGTCCTCGCGAGCGTTATGCTTATGACCTGCGCGGGCGATGTACTTGACGCAATTCCCCAAGGCGAAGCCAAGGCCCCAAGCCTCAATGGCGTCAATGACCTCTACGCCGCTCTCCTTGTGGTAGTGACTGGGGTGATCCACGTTGGAGGTGGTTGGCTCATCAGCGGTGAGGTCGATTCGATCAATGTGAGGATAGGGATAATCAGACATCTTTCATTGCCTCTAGCTTGGCCTCAAGCTTGAGGAGCTGCTTTTCGATCTGATCAATGCGCTTGATAATCTCGTCTTGCTCTTGTCGCTCGAGGTCAAAGCGGCGATTCATAAAGACCCAAAACATATACAAGAGGCCCACGGTGACAACCGCCACCAAGTTGTTGGGGTCGAGCACCTTATCAGCAAGGCCAGGGGTGAGGGTGGGATCAGCCATCAGAAGCTCCTTGAGTTGGTGGAGATGCCAGCGCGCTTGTCGCGGTTGGGTCTGCGTCTTGGAGTATATGAGGAGCGGGCCACCTCGTCAGCCCAATAATGAAAGATGCAGTCATATCTTAGAGCGTCTAGCGGGTCTTCTCGCCCATCCTTCTTGGGCTGCTCCTTGGTGTCCCAAGCGTAGCTCATGATCGCCTTCCTCAAGCTGTTCCCAATGGCGCGCTCGCCCTTGTCCCAAACCTCCTTGGTGATGAGGTAGCGGTCGCGAGCGAAGGCGCGCTTGAGGCGCTGGACGCCGTTGAGGATGTCCACCCTCACAGGGTCGGTGGTGCTCCTGAGCGGGAGGCCAAGCCCGCCTTGGTCAACGCCCCTCCCCATCTCGCGGAAGGCTGAGCGCCCCGTGTGGTCAGAGCGGGCCTTCCCCGCCTTGTCTGCCACGCCCGTGTCTAGCCATATCCGCTGACCTGGCGCTTGAGCTTTGTGAGCGCGGGGCCAAGCCACCCTCAAGATCATCTCTGAGAGCTCCGCGATGGTGACCTCCTGTGGATTGATCTCATGGACGATCACGGACGCTTCACGCTCCTCATCATAGGCGATGATAAGAACTGAGGGCTTTCTGAAGCCCCAATCTATAGCGATTCGCCCAGTCATCTCAGGGCGATATTGGAAATCATCAATGACGTGGCGCTCGAGGTCGAACTCTTGATAAACCAAGCCGCTTGGAGGCTTGGGTTTGTTCATCACCATAGCCTCACGCTCATCTTCAGGGAGGAGCTTGGTGGCCTCGAACCACTCAGCGCTGAGGTTGTCTTGGTTGACGTATGAGGTGAACAGCAGCGGGTGAAGCCCCGCAGCCTCAGCCATTTGACACCACCAAGCGTCAGCCACAGGGAGCCCCACTAGGATGAGCGTTGGAGTGGGGCCAGACCTCAAGCGGCCTAGCGCTTTGTGAGCCACCTCAGCTCCAAGCGTTTGGCATTCGTCAATGAGCGCCACGCCTGAGGTGACGTTGATTCCCTCAAGTGGGTTGTGGCT